ACGGATGTAAATTTTGCAGCTATCGCTTTGATTGCTGGGATAGTCTTACTGAGTTACCTGCTGTAAAGTCGCAGGCAAAGAACCCGCCGATGGTAAACTATATTGGAGATGTAGTTGCCTAACGCAAAACAATTTAGGGCAGCACGAAAGTATGGTTATCGTAGTGGTCTGGAACTCAAGGTATCGGACTATCTCACGGAACTTAACATAGACTTCTTGTATGAGAAGGTTAAGATTGAGTGGGAAGACCTAGCGTACAGAACCTACACACCTGACTTCGTGCTGCACAATGGTATCATTATTGAAACAAAGGGTATGTTCACCGCAGCAGATAGACGCAAGCATCTGGCTATCAAAAAACAGCATCCCAAGTTGGATATTCGTTTTGTGTTTGAAAGTAGCAGACGCAAACTTCGTAAGGGTGCTAAGTCTACATACGGTGAATGGTGTATTAAACATGGCTTTAGATACTATGACAGGATTATTCCTGAAGATTGGTTGAAGGAGAAGGGCAAGAACAAGCATCCAAAGTTTATTAAGTTTGGCGGCACAAAGGTGAAAAGGAGATAGAATATGGACATAATGGATAAACTATCTAAGGAAATACACAACGAAGATTTCCTCATACGTGTCAGACCATTCGCTGATGACGATGGTAAGTGGTCTGGTGAAGTAGACATATCAATCATGGCAATGCCGGGTAATCCTATGGAAGACGATGACTATTATCAAGTCATGCACTTTGCCAAGATGATGTGCGCTGCAGTACCCGTCATGGAAGAGGTGGAAGAGTTGCGTAATATTGTGCATGAGTACGTAACGAAAGTCATTGACAACGAGATGGATATTGATGTAGAACTAGAGGAGAGAGCAGGGGTTGAAAAGACCTACGATGGTAACGTAGTACACTTGCACTTTAATACGAGTACAAAGGGTTCGGCATGAGTAGACATGAAGAATATATGAAAGCAATGATGATACAAGAGGAGTTACGTATGGCACAAGCAAAGAAACAAAGTGATAATGTTGTTGACATGGTCAACAGCCCACCACACTACAACCAGACAGGCATTGAGTGCATACAAGCTATCTCTGCCGCTACTGATAAAGGATTTAAATATTACCTGCAGGGTAATGTTATGAAATACCTTTGGCGATTTGACTATAAGGATAAGCCGCTAGAGGATTTGCAAAAGGCCAAGTGGTACTTGGACAGGTTGATAGAAGAGGTTATGGCGGATGAGAGTTAAGATGTTCATAACCATTGACATTGATGAAGAGGAGTATCCCGTCCCTGCTGATGGTCAGGTGGGCGAGGAATTAGA